TCATGGCCTCACCGCCAACGATGGCGTCTGCGCCGACCAATACCTACACCCAGCAACTCGCTTCCGGCACGGTGCATGAGGACGTCTCGGACGTCATCTACCGCATCGACCCGGAAGAGACGCCCTTTGTCTCCGCGCTGCCGCAGGTCGGCTCAAAACAGATTTTGACCGAGTGGCTCACCCAGACCCTGAACAGCGCAGCAGACGTGCCCCAGCCCGAGGGGTTCACGGCGGTGATCAGTCCGAGCGTGAAACCAGTCCGCATGTCGAATGTCTGCCAGATCTTCGCCAGGACCGTGGGCGTGTCGGGCACCCTGCGGGTCGTCGACAGCATCGGCGGCGAGGACGAGTACAACCGGCAGCTTGTGATGCGGGGCATCGAGCTCAAGCGCGACCTGGAACTGGTGGCCACGAGCAACATTCCAAAAGCAGCCACCGACCCGCGGCACATGGCCGGGATGCCGACGTTCTGCACCAACGGCAGCGTCGGCGCTGGCGGCACCATGCCGGTCGGCGACGGTAGCACCGCGGCGGTGCCCGGCACGGCGCGCGATCTGACGCTCACGATCGTCAACGACGCCATGCAGCAGGCGTGGAACCAGGGCGGCAAGCCGACCATCGGGCTCATGTCTGGCAACATCAAAAACTACTTCAGCACCCTGTCGCAGGGCGGCACCGGCAACCCGATCGTCTCGCAGAACATCCAGTCCACGACTGCATCCCAGGAAGTTACCATCATGGGTGCGGTCGATGTTTACCGGACCAACTTCGGCACGCTCGATCTGGCACCAGATCGGTTCATGCCACCCAACATGATGCTGCTGATCACGCGGGATTACGTCGAGCTTGCCCCACTGCCAGAGCGTAATATGGTGGAACAACAGTACGCCAAAACGGGCGACAATACTCAAGGTGGCATAATCTTCGAAGGAACAATCCGAGTAACAGCGCCAAAGGCACATGCTGCTATTTTCGGGCTGAACCAGTAATACTATGCCCACGCTCTATGAACGCTATGACCCGGTCACCACGCGTTACACCGAGATCACCACTGACTCGGAGACCGGGCTGCCGCTCATCACCTATACGCAGGACGTCAAACCGATCATCGAGGCCAACAAGCGGGCCGCATCCAACTTCACCGGTACTAGCAAGACCGGCTGGACGAGGGTGGCATCCATCCCAAACGTGGTGGTGCAGCGGCTGATGCAGACCGGCATCTGGTACGACGAGCAGGCGATGAACGTGTGGCTCAACCAGCGTGACAATCGGGTGTTTCGGACAGACGACGCACGCCGCCTTTAACCCCTCGGGGAGGCCATGACCATGCCGATGCCAACCACAGACGAGCCCAACCGCAACGCCCAGATGGCGCCATCGCCCACGGCGACAGCGGCACAGCGCGCGCAAGGGGTGCAGACCATGCAGACGCCGCGCTTCCCCGGCTCCGACGAGCACGGGCGCAACCCAGTGCCGCCGCGGCAGGAATACCCCGGCCAGTATCACCAGGGTGATATGATCCCGCCTCCGGGATGGGCGGGTACCACCAACGTGGACGAGCCATACCTGCCGCCCGACTTCGATAAGGTGCTGGTGATGCGCTGCTACCCCGAGGCAGAGTCTTTCGCCGAATTGCGCGAGACGGCCTACGAGCACGGGCGCGAGGTGCTGGCGATGGCACGCGAGTCGACCCGCCAGCAGGCCGAGATCGCCGGCCAGCCAGATCCGCATGATCTGAGCGTGGAGCGGGCGGTGACGCAGCAGCCCGGTCAGCCCAATCCAGGCCAGCCGATGCCAGCCAACCCGCCGCCGCGCCCGCCACCCAACCAGCCCAACCAGCAGCCCGCACAGCAGCCCGGGCAGCCGCCACAGCCGCCGCCGGGCGAGCAGCGCATCGAGCCGGGCCGTGAGGCGAGCCAGGATCAGGACCGCGAGCGCCGCGAGCGTGAGGAGCGCGACCAGCGCGAGCAGCGCGAAGAGCGGGAGCGTCGGGAACGCCAGGAGCGTGAGAACCGCGAGCGGGAAGACCGTGAGCGCCGGGAGCGCGAGCAGAAGCGGGACTGACCCTTGGCGTCCTACCAGCAACTCCAGGACGACGTGCTGTGGTATCTCGATCGCCGGGATGCCGCAGCACGCATTCCGTCCTGGGTGCAGTTGGTAGAGACGGAGATCCAGCAGACCCTGCGCGCCCGGTGCATGGAGGTGTCGGCAACCCAGCCGGTTGATTCGGCCTTCATCACCCTGCCACCTGACTTCTGCACCATGGCGAGCATCCGCGATGCGTCCACCGGCAACAACCTCGTGCTGAAGGACGAGTGGAGCGGCAGTCGGACCGACGTCTCTGGCCCTGCGCCGGATTACTATCCGTATCCTGGCACCTACGCTGGCACCCGGCGGGCGTGGGCCTATCGGCTCGTGGGCGACTGCATCGAGTTCCTGCCGTGGCCGTGGATACCCGACCCGCCTGACCCTTACTGGGTGCCGCAGACCGTCCTGATGAACTGGTATGCCAAGCCCAAGGCGCTGATCCTGCCGTCCGATACCAACCCCGTCCTTGAGCAACTCTACTCGGTCTACCTCTACGGCATCCTGGCGCATGCGACGCTGGCAGAGCAGGACGAGCCCATGGCGCCGCAATGGGACGCAAAATATCAACAGGCGGTCACGCGGGCCAACCTGAACACGCAACAATCTACCATGAGCGGGGCCCCATACACCGAGGAGATGTCCGGGGTCTTCGGCTGATGTCGCCCCCCATGATCAGCAAGGCGGCGGCGCGCTACACCGGGGCAGGCGGCAAGGAACACTGTAGCCTTTGCCGTCACTTTTCCCCACGCCGTGGCGGGCGCTGTGCGCGGGTGCTGGGCGACATCTCGCCGATGGGCTGGTGCAAGCTGTTCAGTCGCGAGATTCGTGCGCTGATCGCCGATGTACCGTTCGTTGCCGGCGGCGGTGGCCCGGTGCCCGCCCTCTCGCTCGACTTCATGACCCCCGGCACGCTCAATCCGGCGATCACCTTCACCCGCGCCAGCACGGCGACGTATTTCGACGCGGCCGGCGTGATGCAGACCGCCGCGGTGAATGCGCCACGGTGGGACTACGACCCGGCCACGCTGCAGCTGCGCGGGCTGCTGCTCGAGGACCAGCGCACCAACGGCACCCGCAACAGCACCATGGTCGGCGCGGTGCCGGGATCGCCTGGAACGCTGCCCACCAACTGGGTCGTCGGCGGCTCGCCTGCTGTGGTGCCACAGGTGGTCGCGACGGGCACCGAGAACGGCATCCCCTACATCGACATCAGGCTGTCCGGCACGGCCGCAAGTGCGCAGTTTCAGGTGACGCAAGATGGCGGCGTCGGCATGGTGGCGGCCCTCAACGGGCAGGTATGGACTGGCTCGGTCTATATTCGGCAGATCGCCGGAACACTCAACGGCATCACGAACATCCAGTTGCTGATCACCGAGGCCACGACAGCCGGGGCGACGATCAGGTCCAATTTCGGCCCCACGATAACGGCAACATCGGCGCCGCTTGCGTCGCAACGATCGAGCATGACGGCGACATTGTCCGGTGGTGGCACAGTCGGGGCCGTCTATACCCGCGTGCAATGGAACACCACCACGAGCGCCGCCATCGAGGCCACATTCCGCATCGGTGCGCCGCAGATCGAACTGGGCGACTTCGCCACGAGCTACATCCCCACCACCACCGTCGCCGTCACGCGCAGCATCGACAGCTGCCTGATCCTGCCGGCCAATATGGGCTGGTTTACCGGCACACCGGGCGGCAGCTGGTTCGTTGAGTTCGACTACTTCGATGCAACGCCGACAAACTCGCGCGTGATCGGCCGGTCGAATGTATCGGGCGGGATTACACCGGTCATGCTCGCCACCGGCCCGCCGATCAGTGGGGCGCAATACGACGGCGCGGTCGCTCTCGCCACCACCAATGTGCCAGCGGCTAACGCCAGCACCAAGATCGTCACGACGTGGACGGCGGGGCAGGCGAAGGTCTGCACGAATGGCGGGACGGTCGCATCATCCGCGGCCCTGTCCAGCGGGTATGCCGCCCTCACGACGCTGGGCGTCCGGTTTATGGCGGTTACGACCGCGAACACCACAGACAACACCAGCGGTCACCTACGCAACGTGCGCTACTGGCCGACTGTCCTGACCGACGCGCAGATGCAGGCGATGACAGCGCCATGAGCGGCTCTGCGACCCTCGACCTAGAGCGCCAGTTGCTCAGCCATACGCTGGCCATCGCGCCGATGGCGACGCTGTCGCGGGTCTACGTGGCACTTTGCCAGACGGCGCCCACAGAGGCCGCAGGCGGCGAGGAAGTGACCGGCGCCGGCTACGCCCGCCCAGCCGCTACGTTCACCCTGCTGGCCGTTCCAGCTAACGCCGCAGCCAACGCCACCGCAGTCGATTTCGCGCCGGCCACGGGCGACTGGGGCACCGTGACCCATTTCGAGATATGGACCCAGGCGACAGGCGGCACGCGGCTCTACTGGGGCCAGTTGGTGGACCCGGCGGACAGTGTGCCGATCGAGATCGAGGTGACTGCCGGCAACGTGCTGCGGTTCTCGCCCGGCACGCTGGTGGTGCAGGCGACCGACATGGACCCGGTGGTGATCGAGGACGCCGGGCCGTTCCTGCCGACAGCCGGCGGCACCATGACCGGGCCGCTGCTCTACGCGGCAACCGGCGGCATCGCGCTGCGCCCGGCACAGGACCGCGCCGCAGAACGGGCCAACGTGCTGGATTTCGGTGCGGTCGCCGACACGGGCTTCGACAGCACCACTGCTTTCCGTGCGGCCATCGCCACCGGCAAGACCGTGTTTGTGCCGGCAGGCGTCTACCGGATCACCGACATCCTGACGCTGAACTTGCGCCAGACGATCTACGGGGACGGTCGTGGATTGACCCGTATTCTGGTCTATTCAGCAACCTTCAATATGTCTGCGCTCGGTGTCATTCAGTTGCAGACAGGCGGCGAGCCTGCCGGCGAGATCCACGATCTGAGCATCGAGTTCAACCAGACGAACGCCACCAGCCGTGCCACGCTGAACCAGTATCCGCCCGCCATCTACGCGCAGGGCGCCGGCCGGTTCCGCATCTATAACGTGATGATTACCAACGCGATGACCGGGCTGGATGCGCGCGGCAATTGCGGCGGCAGCTATATCGACCGGTTCGAGGTGGGCGCGTTCAACTACGGCATGCGCTGGGACGGCTCGCTCGACGGCGTGCATATCGACAACTATCACTTCTGGCCGTTCGCCATCGGCACGCTTGGCCCCGTGTTCTCGGATGGCAACTCGACTGCTGCCGAGTTCGGCAAAATAGACAGTTGTTCCATAACCAACTTCGTCTCGTTCACCGGCAAGGTGCTGTTCAACAACCCCGGTGGTGCCGGCACTCCTGGTTGGTATGAGATCACCAACATGAGCATGGACGGTGGGTTCGCCACCGTGCAGGTGGACGCCGCCAACTGGCTGCACATCACCAACTTCTACAAGACCGGCAGCGGCGATCCGCTCAGTCCGCCAACGTTTCTGGTCAATGGTGGCGTGGTGCGCGTCACCCAGTTTGAGATCAATCACGGCACCATCGCCGCGCCGATCCAGGTGACCGGCGGTGAATTGTATCTGGACAACGGCAGCGTGCGAAAGGGCGCCAACAAGAACGGTATGGCCACCGTGTCCGGCGGCCGGCTGCGCGTGGATGGCATGACCTGTGTTGACGGTGCGACGGGCGCGCTGGGCAATGCGCTGTTCACGCAGACCGGAACCGGCATCTTGCAAGTCGTCAACTCAACCTATGCTGGCGGCTGCACCAGCGGTGAGGCGTTCAACTTCGCCAACGATAACCCGCAGCACGCCGTGTCGAACTTCAGCTACGGCCCGCTGACCCTCAACGTGCCGGCCGAGGTGAAGGCCAACGGGCCGGCGATGGCGCGGTATCAGTATCCGCTGCGTGGCCTGCTGACATCCGGCAGCGCGTTCAACACGGCGCACGGCGCCCTGGCTCTCGCCGCTGGTATCGTGGGATCAGCAAGCAATACCGCGTTTGGCGACAACGCGGGCGCGGCGATTACGACGGGCACCAGCAACGACCTGTTCGGGCGCGGCGCGGGTCAGTCGATAACGACCGGCACGCTCAACACGGCAATCGGACGGCTGGCGCTGTCAGGCATAACCACGGGGAACGCCAACACGGCAGTCGGGTTCTCCGCGATGCAGAACAGCACGGGGGTCAGTAATACCGTCATCGGGCGGCAGGCTGGCGCGGGCATCACATCCGGCAATTTCAATACGGTGATCGGCCATCAGGTTGGCTCAGGGCCAAACCTAGGCACTGGGCAGGGCAATATCCTGATCGGTTCCAACAACGCGATCGACACCAGCGCGCCGTCTGTCTCGCACACGTTCCGCCTGGGCGGGTGGGGCGGGACTACGTTCTACGCGCAGGGGCTGGACACGGTCACGCCGGCCTGGACATTCCTCGGCACGGTGAACACCGCGACGCATAACGTGTCAGCGACGCTCGCGGTGAATAGCGCGACCATCCGCGCCGGCACGGGCGCACCATCCGGCACGCACCCGTCCGGCTCGCTGTGGATGCGCAGCGATGGCGCCGTGGGTAGCCGGCTTTATGTGAGCCAGGGCGGCGGAACGTGGACCCCTGTGGCGGGCGTCTGATGGCATCCCGCCCTTATGGTCGCGGCCCCTACGGCAATGGCCCCTACGGCCCCGGCCTGACCATCATCGAGGTGGCCGGCGTCTGCGTCGTGTCGTTCGATGCCCACGCTGTGCTGTCCCTGGCGTGGCGCCAGGCGGCTGGCTGCAACGCCGGGGCATGGCTGCAGCAGGACTGCGCGGCGGGCGCCTGGGCGCCTGTGGACGGCTGCGGGACGGGGGCATGGACCGTCACCCGCCTGCCAGAACTGGAACCGGCATGAGCGAGTATGCGCTGACCCCGAGGCTCGGCCTCTACAAGCCGACGATCGACGCGGACGACGACCTCTGGGGCGATCACCTGAACGCCAACGCCGACAAGCTCGACTCGCGCGTGAGCGAGCGCCTCAGCGCCACGGATTTCGGCATCATCTGCGATGGCGTGACTGACCAGGGCGCGCAGCTCAACGCCGCACTGGCCGCGATCCCTATCGGCGCGACGCTCTACATTCCCGGCTCGATCTACACCACGCAGACGATTCTGGTGCAGCAGGGCAGGCGCCTGGAAATGCCGCCCGGCACACTAGTCAGACCGGTGCCAAACGACGGCGCTACATGGCTGCCCACCTGCGCCATCATCGGCCCATCTTACCTGTCGCCCGTGGTTCTGGTGTGGTCTGCCAGCAACCCGAATGGCGGCTTGACCAATGTTCAGGTCACCCGCAACGGAACGCCTGCCGCTGGCACGGTCGGGCTGCAGTGCATCGGCGGCAACCAATACTACTCGCGGGTGTTCAGCTGGAACCACGGTATTGGCATCAGGTGCGGCGCACCGCAAGCAACGCCGATCAGCGGGCAGTATGTATTCATCACAGGGTCATTCGATCACTGCATGATATGGCAGTGCTACGAGCATTACCTGTATCTGGTGAACGCGCCCGAGACGACGTGTTACGACATGCGCTTCGGCGTCAACGGTTCGGGAACCTTAGAGGACAGCACGGCGATCGTCACCATCGATGGCGACAACAACGCCACGGCTGGCGGCACCAACACCGTCACATTCCTGCGGTGCCAGTTCAACGCCAACGGTCGATACTTCTACAGCGTGCAGTTCATCAAGGTCGCCTATCAGGGGCCGTTCAAGTTCATCGGCTGCTATTCCGGCGGCGCCAAAACCGCATTCTGCTACATCGATCCGAGTTGCACCCTTGCTCAAAGCATCCTGTTCCAGGGCTGCACGTTCCAGCCGCTTTCCTCTGGCGAGACGTTCTGGCTGGACCCAGGTTCTAAGTCGAACGGCCTGAAGGTCATCGGCTGCGAGTTCGGCCCCGTCACCCCGGCCAGCTTCAAGCTGACCGGCATCGGCGCGGTGGTCATCGGCAACAACTGGTATGGCGGGTCCATCGTAGAGATCGACGCCATGTCCGGCGGCTGCTTCATCGGCAACTCGGCCAACACCATCAGGATCACCGGGCTATTCACCGGCAGGTTCGCGGTGTCCGGCAATTCGTATTCGACCTTGAACTACAGCGCGACCGGCCCGGTGACCATCACGGCGCATAACATCACGAACGTCGGTAGTCCGTTTCAGGTATTGAGTCCGGTTGATAACAACCCCATCCGGGTGATCGAGCCGAGCGGCTCGACAAATGACTTCATTCACCTGATGCCGGGGGATACCAGCAAGCCGCACACGGTCTGGGACACGCCATACCTCATCGCGACTACCGGCGGCATCACTGCGCTGCCTGGCGGGCAAGCGGCAGCGGTGCAGATCATCCCGCAGATCGCCTGGGTGGCGGTCAACGGCAATACCGGGAACGGCGTGAAGTTGCCGCCGGCCGTCGCCGGCTACTGGCAGGTGGTGACCAACGCCAGTGCGCTGCTGGTGCAGATCTACGGCACCTCGCCGCACACCATCAACGGCATTGCATCCGCCACCGGCATCCCCCTGCCGCCGGGCAAGACGGCGCAGCTGTATTGCTACAAGGCCGGCGAGTGGTGGGGCGGGTTACTGACATGAAGGGGGACGCACAATGACAGTTCTCGCAGGCACCATCCGCGCATCGTCCACCGGCAACCCGGATATGGGGCGCATCTAGTCGTGGCGGGCAAACTGCCCATGCAGTCGCTCGGCAGCCTCACGGCGTGCTGCTTTGGCTTCGTTAATGGTGGCAAAACATCCAATCCGGTGTCTTTTGCCAAACGCAGCAACACGAACCTCAAATGGCCTTATGGGGGAATCAGTGTGGTAGGTTATGCCTATCATTCCTGTGGCATTTCCTCTGTTCTGACTGCTCTCTGCCTTCGTTGCCGCTCGGAGATTATCAATCCGGTTGTTCAGTCCGTTGCCGTCAATGTGGTCAATCGTATCCGGCACTGGTTCGCCATACATCAAGAGCCACGCCAAGCGGTGGGCCTTATATACGGAACGTCCAAGCTTGATCTGCCAATAGCAGCCTTTCAGAAGCGACCCGGCAGGCTTGCCTGCCTGACGCGTATTGATTCTTGTTTGATAGCCGTCCGGAAAGTGATGGCTAGGCCTTGCACGCCACGTGAAAATACCGGTGTCCGGGTTGTAATCCACGCACTCGCGAATGAACCCGACTTCGGGCAGTTTCTTGACAGCCATGACGATCCTCCGGTGGGTCGTGTGGTTAGAGGCGACGCCGGTGCTTCCAACACCGCGTCGCTTCGCTTGTAGCACAGGAGGCGAAAATCACAGTACTTGCTGGGACGATCAGAGCTAGTTCTTCGGGTAACCCGGACTGGCGCGCGTGCGACGGCGGCACGGTCTACGTCGCCGATAATAAGCTCGGCGGCATCCAAGTGCTGCCGCGCGCCGCACCAGCGCCAGGCTACGGCGATCACCGCGACTGGCGGCGCCGCGTCGGCACCCGGTATGGCTGGACCGGCCTCGGCCCCAATGGCTTTCGATTCCGCCTGCCTGTCGCGAAAGACGGCAACTACGTCAAAACCAACGATGACACAGCGGACACCTAATTATGCCTGATACCTATACCGACAACCTGCAATTGGTCTTGCCAGAGGTCGGGGCCTCGCGCGACTCGTGGGGCGCTAAATTGTCCAGCAATTTCAGTGTGTTGGACGAGTTCGTCTCTATGGCGATGCCGGTTGGCGTTGTTGCTGATTTCGCAGGGCCAAACCCGCCGCCCGGCTGGCTCGCGTGCGACGGGCGATCCGTGTCCAGGACAACATACTCACAGCTCTTCGCCGCCATCGGCACTGCGTGGGGTGCCGGGGACGGTTCCACCACGTTTAACCTGCCGCCGGCCAACGGTCGCGCTGCGATCGGCGCTGGCAGCGTCACTGATGCGAACGGCACAGTGCGGACCTATAGCTTCGCCCAACGCGTCGGCAGGGTGTCCTACACGCTGCTGCAAGCCAACGTGCCAAACTATACGATCTACACCGACACCGTCGCGGCCCACAGTCATGGCGGCGCTACGGTCGGGGCTGGCTCGCATGCCCATACCACCGATGCACAGGGCACTCACTCGCATGCTGGCAGCACGGCCAATGGGGGCGACCATTTTCATACCGGCTATACGAGCGGCGACGGCGCGCACGCGCACAATACATGGCTGCCAAATCTCGGCACGGGCGCGGCTGCTGGTGGATTGGGCGTGCTGTCGGATGTGTTCGGCAGCAGTTGGTATCCCACCGACGCGCAGGGCGTGCATACGCACAACATCCAGACATACAACTCTGGCCCCCACGCCCACGTCATTGTCGGCGATGGCAACCACGCGCATAACGTCTATGCGGTCGGCGACCACGCGCACGCCATCTACGCCGATGGTTCGCATGGTCACTATGCGTGGTCCGGCGGTTCCAATACGCCCTTTGACATGGTGCAGCCGGTCATGGTGGTGTCGAAGATTATCTATGCCGGAGCACAGGCAGCACCGGCCGCAGCGACCGCTGCGGTGCCGCTGGTGCGTCGCCTGATGGCGGCACCCATGCGCGGGACGCACTGACATGCCGCGTCTCACCCAAGCCCCGCCGCCAGGCGTGGTGCGTAACGCGACGCCAGAGGCAACCATCGGAAGATGGTGGGACACGAACAATATCCGGTTCCGCGGCGGGCAGATCCAACCGATCGGCGGCAACGTGGCAATCCCCGGCACCAACGTGTCCGCTCCAGTGCGGGATCTGCTGACATGGCACGACAACGCCCGGATACGCTGGGCCGCGTTCGGCACTGACACCGGGCTTTACGCCTACAGGTTCGACACCGACACGCTGCACGACATCACCCCGGCGGGTGTCGGGCCGCTCGATCCGCCCGGCGCGCTGAACGGCTATGGTCTCGGCGATTACGGCGAGGACGCCTACGGCACCGCGCGCGATTCAGACGACATCGGTCCGCAGGACATCAGCGCGACGATGGGCGACCGGTGGAGCATGGATACGTTCGGCGAGCGTCTGCTGATCGTGCCAACCCAGGACGGCCACCTGTTCGAGTGGGACCCCAACACCCCCACGACACTGCCCGCCATCGTCACAGCGGCGCCGCTGATGAACCGGGGCGTGATCGTCACCGACCAGCGGCACGTGGTGCTCTACGGGGCCGGCGGCGACCCGCGCGCCATCGCCTGGAGCGACCAGGAGGACTACACGGTCTGGACGCCAACCGCGGTCAACATGGCGGGCGACAAGCAACTGCAAACGCAGTCCTACGCCATGACCGCGATCAAGATCGCCGACAGCATCCTGCTGTTCACCGGCAACGACCTGCACAAGATGACCTACGTGGGACCGCCGTACGCCTACGGCATTGTCGAGATCGCCTCGGGGTGCGGGCCGATCTCGCCGCGCGCTGTGGTGCGGATCGGCAGCAATGTCGCGTGGCCCGGCCTGCAGACGTTCTGGGCCTATTCCGGCGCCGTGCAGCCTTTGAAGTGCGACGTCGATGATTGGTTTTTCAGCCTCGTGAACCGGCAGATGGTGGGCCGCGTATTTGGCAGTCCCAACCCGGCATTCTCAGAACTCTGGTGGGATTGGCCGGATGAGGGTGCCAACGAGTGCAACCGCTACATCGCGGTCAACTATGCCGACGCAAGCCGGCCCTGGACGATCGGGGTAAGGGAACGCACGGCGGCTGACGGCACCGGAACGATGGACAACCCGATCCTCGGTGGTCCGGCGGCGAGCGGGGCGTGCTTATACCTCCATGAATACGGCTGGCTTGAGGACAGCGCGCCGCGCGCATCGGTCGGTTCGGTCTATGCCGAGTCTGGCAACATCGTGCTGGGTCCTGGTGACAACAGATATCACGTTAGGCAGGTGATATTGGATGCGGCAGCACCTAGCGGCGTTTCGTACCGTTTCCTAACCAGAGAGCAACCACAAGGCACTGAGCACGACACTGGCCTGTACTCAGAGGTCCATGACGGATTGATGGATGTCAGGTTTAGCGGTCGCCATATTAGAATGCGAATGGAAGCCAACGCTGATGAACCGTTCGCCATCGGTCGGCCTCATCTTCAGATTCGCAAAGGTGGGCGCCGATGATGTCTGGCCTTAGCGGATTCGGACATACGGTCGCGTGTGGTCTGGCTTACTTGCTTTCCGCGGTGTCCCTCAGAGATGTTTTCCTCGACAGTGCAGATGCGCACATTGCCGATCGCATACGGCCCAACGTCACCATACCGTGCCATCACATATCGACCCGCACGGTTCCCTCGTTGCGACCATTTGCCACTATCGGTCCAGATAGCCAGCCATTCTTCAAAGGTGAACAGGAATGGGATGTCGCGCCTCTTGGCGCCGCTCTTGTGGATGATGTAGCCGGCCCGTTCCGGGTTATCGGCATTCCATTTGGCGCGGTTGCTGCGCACCTTATCGCGGTTTGCCTTGCGCCATATGCGCAGTTCCGCATTCTTTTTTTCGCGGTTCGCTGGATCGGCAAGCCATGCGCGCTTCCATGCCCGCTTATACGCTCGCAGCTTCGCTCTGCTATCATCGGTATCAGCCATCGGCTCTGCTTCTCCAGAACTGTGGTCAGGGGCGGCGCTGGTGCTGAAACACCGACGTCGTCCCGCTTATATCACGCTCTGCCGCAGGGGGCATACTGATGACAGTCCGCCCGGTCAGCCGTCCACCCGCACCGTTTCAGGCGCCGACTGCCGGCAGCATCGACGAGCGGCTGGCCATCATGGCGCAGGAGATCAACCGCAAGGCCAACGCCGGGCTGGCGGGTCCTTCATACTCATTCTTGGGATTACGGTCGCCTGACGGCACGTCGTGGCGCGTGTCGATCACCGATGCCGGGACGATTGTCACAGAGGCGGCCCCATGACCAACGAACAGAAGGTCCGGCGGTTCGAGAAGGCGCTGGCGCAAGCCGGCAACACGCACTCGATCTCCGACGTCATGCAGCGGATCGAGCAGAACCGCGCCTGTTGCTGGACCAACGGCGATTCGGTCGTGGTCACTGAGGTGCTGGTGTACCCCAGACTCCGTGCGGTGAACTACTGGCTAGGTAGTGGGCGGCTGGAGGAGTGTGCTGCGCTGCAGCCGGATATCGACGCGTGGGCCCGCACCGAGGGCTGCACGGTTGCCACGGCCACGGGGCGCATGGGCTGGTTGCGCGTGATCAAGACACCGCTCGGCGACGAGTGGCGCCCAGCCGGCATAAAATATGTGAAGGACCTGCGCCATGAGTAGCGGCGGCGGCGGCGGACAAAATACTACGTCCACAATGAACTCAAACGCGTACATCCCGCCGTGGCTGGAACAGGCCAGTGCGGGAGCGGTGCAACGCGCCACCGATCTGAGCAACCAAGGATATGTTCCGTACGGCGGCCAGACCGTTGCGGGCATCGATCCGGCGCAGCAGCAGGCGTACAACCAAGTGGCTGCCATGCAGGGCCTGGGGACTGGCGCAGCATCAACAGGCATCAATGCTCAGGCTAACCTCGCCGGGCAGGTCACACCGCTCACCGCTGGCGGCATCCAGGCCAACACCGACCAGTTGCAGCAAGGCTTCCAGCAGCAGGTCTACGGGCCGTCGCAGGGCTTGCTGGGGAACTACACGAGCCAGGGCCCGGCGACGGCTCAGGGTGTCGCGGCTGGCGCGCAGCAGTTGATGAGCCCCTACACCCAGTCGGTCGTCGACCCGGCGAACCAGCTGATGCAGCAGCAGCTGCGCAGCAACCTCAACACGATCGGCGCCGGGGCGAATCAGGCGGGTGCGTTCGGTGGCAGCCGGCAGGGCGTCCAAGAGGGCATTGCGCAGAGTCAGGCGGCGCTGGGGTCCGAGAAGTATCTGGGTGACCTGCTGAACAACCAATGGAACCAGGCCACCGGCATCAGCCGCGATGTGGCGCTGCAGGCGGGACAGCAGGGCCTCGCCTCCAATACCGCGTTGGCCAACCTGCTGCAGGGTGGCTACGGGGCCAACCAGAAGCTCGGCGCGGATATCATGAACTCCAACCTCCAGCAGGGCCTCGGGGCGGCGCAGAACCTGCCGCAGTCGCTGACCTCGCTGCAGAACATGATGCTGGGTCAGAGCAACGCGCTGAACCAGGCGGGCACGCTGCAGCAGCAGTATCAGCAGCAGTTGCTGAACGCGCAGCAAGGCGCCTTCGCCCAGCAGCAGGCATTCCCGTATCAGCAGTTGCAGACGTTGCTCGGTGCCGTGTCGGGCATTCCCTACAGCACCAGCAACAGCGGCTACGCGCAGGAGATGAATCCGTACTATTCAAATCCGTGGGGACAAGGCATCGGCGGCGTTGCGGCGCTGGGCGGGCTGGCCGGCGGTGTTGGCAACATTATCGACAACAACGCTGCGGGGAACGCGTAGATGGCCGACGCTGGCATTGGCGAGGCTGCCCTGCTTGCTGCGGCGGCAGAGAGTGCGGCGGCGGCAGGGGGCACGGCAGCGGCTGTGGCGGCGGCTGAGGCAGCAGCGGCGGCGGCGGCTACCGGTGCGGGTGCGGCTGGCGCGGCGGCGGCTGCGGCCCCGGCTGTCGAGGCGGCGATCGCGGCGCCCACGCTGGCACTGGCGGCGCCGGAAGTAGCGGCGGCGACCGTCCCCACGGCGGCGGAGGCGGCGGCATCGCTTGCCCCCACGGCGGCAGAGCCGATCTTCCTGGGCGGCACCACGTCAGAGCCGTTGCTGGGCTCCGGTGTCATCGAGGGTGGCGTGTGGGACAGCACTGCTCCCACCACCGGATTGCTGGGTGATACGGGTGCCGCCGGCACCTGGGAGGGACCGGCAACGCTGCAGGTGTCAGATGTGTCGGCCCCAGGCGCGATCGATACCGGCACGTGGTCTGAGGCGGGATCGAAAGGCCTGCTCGATAAGGCGGCTGCGTGGTGGGACAAGGCGACGCTGGGCGAGAAGCTGAAGGCGGGCGGCACGCTGGCGTCGGGCGTCAGCACCGCGGCCAAGGCAGTGACGCCCTCGACGCCCTCCAGCGGTCCCAAGACCACGATCAGGCCGGGCACCACCGGCAAGCCGATGGGCGGCGAGCAGACGCTGGCGCAGGTGGTCGAGTCATTGTTGAAACGCCGGGACGCCTACACCGGGGCGCAATACGGCACGCCGGTCGCGTATCGGCCACGCGGGTTGCTGGGGTGAATAAGGCGGCGCCTCATAAGGCGCGGTAAGCAAAGGGGACCGCCATGCCGACGCTTGAAGAGCAGATCCAGGAACTGCTGACGTCGCAGCAGGCTCCCGTGTTGCCGACACTGCCGCGCGGTTCGCCGGATGACGGCACACGGCCCGGCTTGCTGGGGCGGATCGGTTCGGTGCTGGCGGGCGGGCAGTCGCCGACCTACCGCTTGCGAGGCCGGGAGGAGGACGCGGCGGGCAGCCGGGCGCTGCTCAACTTCGGCCTGAACATGCTGCAGGCCTCGGGACCGGCGCGTGTGAGGCCGGATCTGCTCTCAGCCGCGGCGACGGGGCTGCAGGGTGCGCAGCAGTCGATGGATTTGGACCAGCGGCGTGCGGCTGCGGTGGCGCAGCAGGACTACGCGCAGCGGATGGATCTGGCGAAGCTCGGCGTCGAGCAGAACCGCGACAAGCTAGAGCGGCTCAAGGCGATGATCCCGTTGCTGCAGATGCAGAACAGGCCGGTGATCAATGCCGATGGCAGTGTCAGCACAGCGGGCGCAACGGGTGGTGGTGGGGCGGGTGGTGGTGCGGCTCCTGGTGCGCTGCAGTTCACTGGCGACAAGGCCAAGGATGAGGCGCTCATCATCCAGCGGGAGAGCAAGGGCGACCCGACCGCGCTGAACTACGTCGCCCAGGCGGACCCGACCGCGCGCGCCAGGGGCGCCACCGCGAGTGGTCTCCACGGCTTCGTCGACAGCACGTGGAAAGAAGGTCTCCAGATGATCGGCGGGGACCCGGCGAAGTATCCCACCGCGGCCTCGGCGCCCGAGGCGGTGCAGCGGCAGGTCTTCAGTGCAGTCTACGACAAGCGCGGCACTGCACCGTGGGACCCGTCCAAATGGGGCCAGAACTGGGTCAAGAATGCCGCGGGCGGCTACGATCTGGTCAAGACCGGCACTGGCGGCACGTCTACGCCGCCACCTGCGGGGCCTCCAGGGGCGCGTGGGACCCAGGTGGCGACTGCCACACCCACGACAGCCACCGACGCCACGACAGCACCCACGACAGCGCCAGCCGCTACTACGCTGACACCCGCCACAGCAGCGGCACCACCTGCCACCGGGCCGTTGGCCGGGCTGCCGACGTTTGACGACTTCTCGAAGCAGAACCTGGCCAAGCCGACGCCCGAGGAAGAGGCGTTGTGGCGCACACCGTTGGCACCGGAGGAAGAGAAGAACCTGCGCGATGGATTGAAGCGCCTGCAGTCGTCGGTCGATGCGGCGCGGGCTTCGTTCAATGCTCCCGGCTCGAAAGAGGGGGAAGGCACCTACCAGACGGCACAGAAGGCCTACACCGACCAGGAAAACCTCCTGGCGCAGCGCCAACGTGAGGCGCTGAAGGTCGGGGATGACCGCAAGGCTAAGTGGTTCGAGGGCGAACGGAAACGCGTGGAGAATCTCTACGGCGAGTTGGTCAAGAGCAACGCGACCCTGCTGACCAACCGGGAGGCCGTCGACAACGAGGACAAGAAGCACACGTATCAAAAACTGACCGAGCAGACCACGGCTGCCGGCAATCGCATCAACGCGCTGGAAGGGTTGCGCGACCTGCACCGGCAGGTTGGCAGCGCCGGATCGACCGCGCTGCTGGGCAACATCAAGATCCCCGGCACCGACCTGACCGCGCTCGACATAATGACCTCCACCGGCTGGGGCTCCAAGGAGCAACTCAGCAAGATGTCCTTGCTGCAGGCCTACAACACCGCCGCCAATCTTGCGGTAAGGGAGATGAGGGAAGGCATGGCCATGGGCGGCATGTCCGACCGTGATCTCACGTTTATTCAGAACATGATCCCCAGGCTGTCAGCATCTCCCGAGATGCGCGAGCTCGGCATCAGCCTGTTGGTCTCCGCGCAGGAACGGGCGCGCGACATGAACGTGAAAATCCGGGGCTACATGCAGGGCGGCATGAACAGCACCGAAGCCACGGCCAGGGCGCAGAAGGAGCAACCGTCGCTATTTCCGCAGGTGCCGCAGGACAGGGACACCCCGGCGAAGCGGATTGAGTGGATGAAAGACCACGTTCCGGCTGGTCATGCCTTCCGCCACCGCGACGGCAAGGTGGACGTCTACTTCGACGGCGATACCGCACCCGCATGGTGGCAAGGATTCAAATAGATGGCTTACGACCCCGAGCAGTATCGCGAGCCAATAGTGCTGGACAACACCAGCACCGGGCGGGGCTACGACCCGGAAGCGCCGCGTAAGGACATCACCAAGCAAAGCTTCCGGCAACTGCCCACCACGGCGAACGGCGGCAGCCCCTCGATGTGGGACGCGATCGGCACCGGGGCCACCGCCGAGGGCGCGTCGCTCAATCCGGTCGGTCTGGCCAAGACGGCGCTTGATAGCGTCACTGGCAACACCGAGGTGGCCGACAAGAGCCTGCCGTGGCTGTCGATGGAGGGCCTCGGCCTGTCACCGGTCGACCCGCGCGCGCTGGCCATTGTCGGTCACACGGCGATGTCGCGCGATCCGGCAGCCTTGCAGCGGGTGATCAAGGAACGCATCCCCGAGGCGCAGTTCGAGACTGATTCCAAGGGTCAGATGACCGTGCAGGTGCCCGGCGGGCAGAAGATGTATCTGGACCGGCCAGGGTTCAGCCCGCAGAAGGCGCTTTACTATGGCGGGCAGACGGGTGCGGCGATCGCCAGCGGCGGGCGCTCGATCCTCGGTTTGGCGGCGCGTGGTGCGGGACAGCAGGCGGCATCACAAGCCGGCTCCTACAGCCTGGGCGGCGCCGAAAGCCCAATTGACCTGCCCGGCACTGCGCTTGCGGCACTGATGCCAGCTGGCCTGGGCGTAGCTGGTCTCGGTGCGGTCAAGGCGTTTGAGCGGCTCAACAGCGTGCCCGGCGAGGGTGCGTCGGCGATCGCCGAGCGGGCGCGGCAGCTGTATCGCTGGGGCTTCGGGGCGAAGGAGGGCGACCTCACGCGCAACCCGGCGCAGCTGGGGATCGAGGATCGTGCGGCCAATGCCGGCGCCCCGGCGGCACAGGAACACCTGACCGACTTCCACACCTTCAACGCCGGGCGCAACCAGGCCAACAAGCGACAGATCATTGGCGAGCTCTCCGGTGACGTGGCGCCGGGGCAGAAGGTGGCGGACGATTACATCCCATCCGAGGCGACGTTCGGCAGCCGGCTCAACGACGAGGTGAGGGCGCACGAGGCGGCGCTGCGGAAGGCCAAGGACGACGCTTGGAAGAAGATGGGCGACCTGTCTCCGAGCACCGCTGCAGGGCGGTCTGTGAGCTTCTCAGACGCGGTATCCACCGATGTGCTGGGGCAGAGCGCGGACACCATCCGCAAGGTCTACGGCGCCCCGCAGGGGCCGGGCGGGACGTATACCGCGGCACAGCTTGGCAAGGAGGGGCAGGCAGCGGTCGATGCCCTGAAGCAGCTGCGCTACGGCATGATGGACGAGACGAGACGGGCGAAGCCGTTCAACCTGGGCACGCTCCAGGACATGCGCCAGCAGCTGCAAAACGTCATCAACGACAACAAGGGCACGTCTGCGTCGGTGGCGGCGATCCAGATGAAGCGGGCGCTGGATAAGGCGATCGAGACCGCCGAGAAGGTGCCGGGGCGTATGAGCGGCGAGCGGCAGGCGCTGATCGACTTCCGCGACGCCAACAAGGCGACACGTGCGCATTACGGGTTCACCGAGCCGGCGGACAACCCGGCGGCAGAGGCCTATCTGGGTCGCGTACTAAGCGAACCGGGGTATGGCGGACAGCAGGCGGTGGGCGACCTGTTCGGTGGCTCTGGCGGTGTCGTGTCGCCGGGTGGTGGGACCAACGCGGTGATCACCCACCTCCAGACGCATCTCGGCGACAACGCAAACAAGCCGGTCAGGGGCGCGCTGGCGACGCGTTCGATGTTCGGCAACAAGGGCACCTCCGAGGTTGGCGAAGGGCCTGCTGGCAGGGCGACATTCGACTTCACCAGTACGGCTGATCGCACGCTAGCGAACGCGCGCAGCGACACCGGCAAGCTGGTGTTCACGCCCGAGATGCATGACACGCTGCACGACTACGCCGGGGCGCTGCGCACGCTGAGTGCGTCCAACACCGCGCAGGCGCCGCGGCTGAACCCGTCAGGGTCGGGCTACACCGCCGGCATGATCCTGGGCGACTTGCCGTTTGGCCTGGGTGGCGTGCTCGACAAGGCGCGCAGTTCGGCAGTGGCGCGGCGCGCGACCCAGCGCGGTGGCGAGATCGTCGATTCAGCGATGCGCGGCGCCAACACGCCGGGCGACCTTGGCATCCGCCTGCCGCGTGAGCCCAACGCCCGATTGCGGGCGCTGGACGATCCCAACAACCCGACATTCCGCTGGCAGAACCGAGCGTGGAACCTCGGCATGCCGGTGTATCGCGGCGGCGGTCTCCTCGGCATGAATGAGGTCGAGCGCTAGCGGCTGACGAGCGCCAGGAAGACCGCAATGACGATCCACACGGCGAGGCCGGTAATAACGAGTTCAAACATTGTCTGCGTCCTGTGATTGAGAAGCTCATCGGCAGCCTGCCGCCGGGATTCCTGGCTGTGCTGACAATCAACATCATCCTGGTCGGCGGCGTGCTGTTCCTGGAGGATCGCCTGGGCGCATCGCGCGAGCGGGTGCTGCTGCAACTGATCGAATCCTGCCAGAAGCGATAGAAGTACGGGCGAGGCACTCTGGTCTGGGGGACCGTTGACCACCTCGCCCGCTGCCTGAGCGTCTGAGCCCAGGCGACCGCCGCATCGGGGAGCCA